GGTGCGGACTTGGCGTTCTTCCAGAAGCCTTCGCCGCCGGCGCCTTTGACCTTCTCCATGTCGACCAGGTCGTTATAGCCTGGCTCAAGGATGGACTTGCCGTAGATCGTACCATCGTCAGACCAAATCAGAACACGGTCGGGATGGATGCGAAGCTGGCGGTTGTTCTGGTGGCCGGTATCGACGGCGCTTTCGTTGAACTGATACATGACCGGTTCGCCGTAGGTCTCTGATGTCGCGTCAGTATTGAACTCAGCGACGGTGAGCTGTGCGGCCCATACCGCATCAATCTTGTAGAGCCCGTCCAATCCTCCTGGGACTGTCTCCACTGGCTGATCGAAAGCCTTTCCATCGCGAAGGCGAAGGATCACCGCAGAGTATCCGCCCACCATCGACATGCGATCGGCGCCGGCCAGCTTTGACCACAGGCGCAGCGCGGCGAACTTCTTGCGGATCTCCAATTCGAGCGCCGTCTCGTCGTTGCCGTCGTCGGCCTTCTTGCCCTTCTTCGTCTTCTTCTGCGAGCCGTCCCGCTCCTGCTCGAGCAGATACGGGATGTCCTGCCATGTCTTGATGGCGGTCTTGTCCACCCCCGCCGCGGCGATGCCGTTGCGCAGGTACATCTTGTAGAGCTCGGGAAAGCCGAGCGTGGCCGGATACCCGAAGTCCTTGTAATGGTCGTGCTTGACGTTCGTGCCCGGAAAGAATCCCGGGAACATGCTGCCCAGGCGGCGTTGGGCATAGTTCGCCAGCCTTACAACTTGGTTCATCGGTGCTTTTTCCTCAGGAACATGGCGACGGCCGGGCCGGTGGCAATGTTGACGTTGTCGGCGGCGATCACCGCATCGGCCAGATTGTGCGACTTCACGCCCAGGTCCTTCTTGAGCTTCAGCTTGGGAACGACGCGCTTCTTGCCTTCAGTCTCGACCCACCATGGCACGCATAGCTCGGTGAAGAGTGCGTCCAGCTTCTCCTTGCCGATGGCAGACGAGAATGACAGAACGTCTTCCGGCTTGATCGCCTGCCCTCTGGTCACTGCGTTGAAGGTCAACATGGCCTTGCGGGCCGTATTGGCCCAAGCCTGCGCCTTCAGGTTCAGATATTCGTCCTTGTTGAGCGGGCTGTTGTCGTTCAGCGCATCACTCGGCTTATCAGGATCCATCACAGCACCGCCTGCATGGAAGGCGAAGTGCTCGACGCTGGCGCCGTTCGTCTCGTTCTGCTCATCGATGTAGCCACCGACGAAAGCGCCGACGCCGATCGTGTCGTATGAGACGGTCGCTTCCGCGTTCTTCGCCTTGGCCCATACCCGCTTGGCGTTTTGGACGAGCTGATCCTTACCGGATGACCAAACCTCGGCATCGGTGAAGATGCCGTCGATCTTGTGGGCCGTCGCGCTTTTGTCCTCGCCGTCGTCGGCTGGGTCGAAGCCGATGATGTTCCGGCCGGTCAGTTCGATCTTGAGCACCTTGTGGGCATCGACACATGCGTCCAGCCATCGGCGCTTGAAGATCGATAGCTCGCTGTCTCCGAGCGGGACGCCGCGATAGACGTGCTCGAATAGTTCTGGGTCACGCTCCTGCATCGCCGCGATGTCGCGCAATGCTTTGGCTGAGAGGAACGGGTTCGAGGTGTAGTTGATCTGTTTGACGACGCAGTGCGGCGGCGTGTTGATGACGAAGTTCTTCCACACGTAGTCGGTGATGAGCTTCGGGTTGAACAGCAGAATAGCGAGACTGTCTTCCTTGCGGATCGTTGGGCCGATGACCGTCCACTGGTCCTCAGTCAGCTTCTCCGCTTCCTCAACCCACAGGATGTCGATATCTGACGTGCCCTTGATGTCCTCAAGGTTTCGCTCGATGCCGTAGAAAATGAACTCCGCGCCGGTCCTGCGGTGGATGATCGTCGTCTTCTGGACGTCGAAGGCATCCTGCAGCCCGAGATGATCTATCGCCCACTTCAGTTCGGTGTAGACCGAATCCTGAATGCGGTTCTGGAAGCGGCGGATGCAGAGCACTCGCATCTTCACCGGGACATGGTCGATCAGCCGGATAAGCTGGCAGGCGGTGTCTCTGGTCTTAGAGCTGGACCGTCCGCCATGGAGAACGGCGATGTCCGCTGCGCCGAGAAAGACTTGCTCCCAGAAATCGAAGAGCGCCGGGTTTGTCAGCGGGACTTGAGCATTCACTACATGTCCTCTTGCCGAAGAACCTCTCTCCATGTCTTGGTTTCGGCCTTGATTGCGCCGCCATCCTTGCCAGTGATTTCGCGCTTGTTGGTGTAGGCGTTCCCTACTTCCTCTGCAGCCTGCTTAAGAAGCGACGAGGCGAGCACCATGTTGCCGCTGTTCTCAGCCTTGTCTGCCATGCGCTGCAATGCCCGGAGACGAACGGCCCGATGGCTGATGGCGATGGATGCCGTATCTTCGAGGAAGGTCTTGCGGGTTTCGACAAAGAGAGCCTTCCATCGTTCGGCCAGGCCTTTGCCTGCCTTCTTGTTCGGGTCGTAGGCCTCGATCGACTGCGGCGTGAGCGTGACGCCATAGTCCTTCCTGAGTGCGGCAGCGACGACGGACGGCGTATCGAAGCAGGCGAGCGCTTGAACCACATAGGTTTGCTGCTCACGGGAAAGTTTTGCCTTGGCCATCGCTCTATCAGGATTCCATCAGGTTTCAGCCAACGCGCAAAAGGCATGTCCCGCATGAATGCTCTATATGAGCGCGGGCGATCTCGGGCGGCTGGTTGGCTGCATCCACCATGGCGCGGACGCCAGCAGCATCTGCCCCGTACCGACGGACAACGCCGACAAACTGCTCTACGTCGTGTCCACGGATGACGAACACTGGCTGACCCGTCATCTTGTTGAACTTGGGAGCGCCGAAAGCATCAACGTCCTGGGCGGCGTGGTAAAGTTCATGCTCGACGAGTGCCATGAACTCGGCATCGCCGCACTGTTGGCAGTATTCGGCATCAAGCGTGATGATGAAGTCCGGGACGGATCCGAACCACTCAACGACCTGTTGCTCTGCCCGTGCCTTTGACCATTTGCCCATCGCGCCTTGCGGTGAGCCGGTCTCGCACTGGCCTATCACCCGCTTGCCCTTGCGGTTGTTCTCAATCACTGTCCAGAGGTAGGCGATATGGGCATTGGCCAGGTGCTCGTGCTCTGGGTTGGCGACGGGTGACGATGGGTCAAAGAATGTCTCTTCGACCCATGCGGCTAACGCGGGCGCGGGCGTGAAACTGCGACAGACATCTAATCCAAATATTACATCTGGTGGTCGCGGAATCGTACTATGCACCCTATCGACTCCCTATTCCCCTCATGCAAGTATGCGTTCGAATGCTGGGGGATTTAATGGTAGTTTACGTAAGAGATAATGTAGGTACGGCTGAACCTGAAATATTTAAACTACGCTGCCCTACATGCCGACACGCTGGCGCATTCCACGGGTACAAAGGTTGCAACGATGTAAGCTGGGGGCCAAAAGTGAAGGCGCGAACCGCCGGAGGCAACTACCATCTCTTCAGCAAAGCAGGAACACGACAATGCCCGAACCCAGATTGTGGAGCACTTGTTTTTATAGCGTTTGATTCACGCGATGAAACTCTGACGACTTATCCTCCAGAGCTTATAGACTTCGACGCCACTGACCTTCCCGCCAATATACTAGCGACCCTTGAAGAAGCGGTAGCATGCCACGCTGCGGGGGCATTCAAAGCGTGCGCACTTATGGTTCGGCGAGTCCTGGAGGAGCTATGCGAAGACAAGGGTGCAAAAGGTGGAAATCTGAAGCAACGGATCGAAGGGCTGAAAACCGTGGCGGTAATTCCCGATGAGTTACTTTCCGCGGCCGACGAACTCCGTATCCTGGGCAATGACGCTGCACATGTCGAAGCAAAGGACTACGACAACATCGGCAAAGATGAAGCTCTAATTGCAATCGATCTTGCGAAGGAATTGTTGAAGGCAACCTATCAATACACATCTCTGGTGGCTCGACTTAAGGCAATGAAGAGACCGGTCACCTGAGTTTTTTTGATGCACGGCAGGCCATCGGCGTTATTGTCTTGCCTTGAATTGGTTGCGGGGGCAGGATTTGAACCTGCGGCCTTCAGGTTATGAGCCTGACGAGCTACCGAACTGCTCCACCCCGGCTTAACTGAATTTTGGATGCATTTTCCCATTGGGTGCGGGATGCAGATTTCCCGCGTGGTGGCGCCGGGACGGATCCCAGCCGCGCCAAATCAATGGCGCGAATTTAGCCGAACATACCGGAAACATCAAGCGGTTTACGCGGCGATAGTCGCGATATCCAGTGGAACCGAGATCGTTCCGGCGATATCGAACTTCTTGATGAGCATTTGAAGGCGCGGATCGGTCTTTGCGGACTTGCGCAGCACCTGGCGCGCCAGACGGGACCGGTGATCGAACTCGACTTCCGCGTCGGCTTCAGCTGATCGAACCTTCATCACATCAACGATGTCGATCGCCATCGGACGGCCGTGCTGATCTTTGACGATACCCGCCACTCCATGGGTTGCCTTTAGCAAATCCCAGTTGTGCGGTTCGCGGACGAAGACATAGCCGACCATGAGCGCAAAACGGCGGACCTTCCACAGGTCAGTGTGCTTGCGGTCGCGGATCAGCCGCTTCTCTGCCGGCATGTAGCACTGGAAGCCGTTGTCCGTGAGCGCCTTCTCGATGGCTGACACCTCGTGGTTGAGGTTCGGAACGATGCGATAGCCCTTCCCTCGTGGCTTTTCGCCGTCCCTGCCTGTCTGCTCGACGATGTATTCCCTGCGCGGCTTCTGCGCTCCCGGCACGGTCTGCACCGCATACCAGGACATTGCCTTCCAATCTTCGTGCTTGCTGGTCGCCATGGTTTTTCCTCGCTGTATGTTTGAGCCGCCGCCGCGCTCAATCCTTCTTCAATTCCGCGGTGATCGCCCGTCCGACGATCGACCGTATTTCCAGCATGCTCGATGCATCGTTCTTTCCTGGCCGGTGTCGATCGATAACCCGGTGTATGGATGTCTCCCGCTGCTTGCGGTGGGCGTTGGCGTTCTTGGGGTTGGTGTCGGTCATGCGGCGGCCCTATTCGCGGAGACCTTGCGAACCGAATGCATGATTGTGGTGTGATCGCGGCCGCCAAAAATACGGCCAATTGCGGGGAACGAGAGGTCCGGTCTCTGGGTTGAGACTTCATACATGCATTCCTGCCGAGGCTTGATTAGCCGCTTGGTGCGACGGATGCCGCGGACCTCATCCCAGGTGACGCCGGGGAATTCGGCTAGCACATCGCCCACGA